TTTAGTTTTTCACGTTCTTTTTCAAACTCAGTCCATACAGCACCTAATTCTGGAGGAGATTGATATACAAGCAACTCCCTAAGTTCTGCCTCTGCTTGTTCTAATTGTTTGCGTCTAAGAACATTCTCAAGAGCTATTGCTTGTAAAGATTTACCTTTTGGTGGATTCTTCTTTGTTTTTTCATCTTGTTTAATAGCTTGCTCTTGATGATCAAAAAATGATCCAAGCGAAGCACTAAGTTCACGTGTTATTTCAATAACTTCAGAACCTGTGCTTTTAGCATCTTTGTATAAGGCTATGCCTTGTTTAACAGCAGAAAGAGCAGCTAGAGCAAGAGTAAAAGGTTCCATTTTTATCCCTGTAGTAGGATATTATTAGGTGTGTATTGGGTCATTACCCAATTTGTACCATTAGAAACTAAAGTACACCTATCTCCTGCAATTGCATTAAGAATAGCAGTTGATGCTGATCCACCTGCAATAGGAATTACATTTGAAGAAGCAGATACAACAGTAAAAGCTTGGTAGTTTTGTATGTTTAATACTCTACCCGAATAACTAGAAGCAGTTGGTAGCGTAAGTGTACAAGTACCAGCATAGTTGTTAATCACCCACAAATCAGTTGTACTAAGACTATAGGTGCTTGTAGTCACAGTTGTAGGAGCAGCTATAGCTTGGGCACCAAGAGAAGTTAATGCTCCAGAAGCTGTTGTAGAAGCTGTTCCTCCATACGCAATAGGTATTGTTCCAGCATTCCAAGTACCAGTAGTTACAGTACCTAGAGTAATTAAACTTGATGAACCCGACAAAGGGCTTGCTCCAAGAGATGTAAGAGCACCTGAAGCAGTTGTAGATCCAGTACCACCATAAGCTATTCCAATAGTTCCTACGTCTCCTGAACCTAACAACGTGTTACCAGTAACAGTTTTAATGTTAGTTCCACTAACAAGAGTTGCCTGATATTGACTAAGAGTTGGTATATCAGTGCTAACTAAAGCTCTAAATGTAGGTGTAGTTGCTGATCCACTAGCAGGACCTGCAAATAAATTGTTGGCAGCTTGAGTGGTTAAAGTTCCTGTCAATGTACCAGTTGTTGTAACTGGAGACCCTGAGACCGACATAATGCTTGGCAAAGCCAATGCTACTGAAGTAACCGTACCAGTTCCGTAAGGTAAAGCAGGGATGTCAGCAGACGTAAGAGATCTAAATGTTGGTGTTGCTGCTGCACCTGAACTTGGTCCTGCAAATATTTGATTAGCTGATTCTGTTGTCAAACTTAAAGCAAAAGACCCAGATGTTGTGATAGTGGACGGAGTTACAGACAAGATTGATGGAACAGACATTCCCACAGATGTAACCGTACCTGTAGTTGGAGTTTGCCAAGTAGGTGTTCCTGAACCCGCTGACGTTAAAACTTGTCCAGTTGTACCAACACTAGTAAAACCATAAGCTGTACCAGTTCCATAAGAAATTGCCCCCGAAGTTGGGGTTGCTGTGCCATTTGTACCACCATTAGCTATTGCCACCTGACCTGTTAAAGTAGCCGCAGAAACTGCTAAAGGAGTAGTTTGTTTTACATAAATAGATCCATTTGGAGTATTTGAATAAGCAACAACACCAATTTGAATAGGGTAACCAGTTGGAGGAACAGTATTTTGTATTTGACCCGCAGAATAAGGGCTTAGATACAAAACATCGCCAACAGTAAATGTGCCTGTATTTACAGGAGTAAGCAATCCTGCGGTAGTTACATAACCAACAGCACCTGACGCTATAGACTGAGTTGCAAGACCTATAACAGCGGATGTTGCTATAGAATTTGCTTGAGCAGGAGCTACAAGAGGGTAGATTGCACTGCTTGATGTGGATGTTACATAAACAGCAATTCCTGCTGCTATGGAAGATCCTGTACCATTTTTTACTTTAACTTGAGTCTCTTGACCAATTGTTATTACATTACCGCTGACATCATTAAAGTAACTTAAAGCCTTTTGTGTGCTGTCATACCAAAGCATTCCTTCGGAATAACTTGGTTGAGCTATAGATGTATATGAGGTTGTTGTATCAAATGTAGGAGCAGTACTTAAAACTACTTTATTTGATCCAGTTGTTGAATAGCTTGTACCCCAAGCAGTTCCTGTTGAATTGGGTATTCCTGAACCTGGATACGTAGCATAGGGCAACGCAGGTATATCAGCAGTAACCAATGCCCTAAATGTAGGAAAAGAACCAACACCGCTAGATGGACCAGCAAATATTGAATTAACAGCTTGAGTTGTTAGTGTTCCAGTTAGTGTTCCTGTAGTAGTAACTGGTGAATTAGTTACATTAAAAACTGAAGAAGGTAATGCAAGTCCAACACTTGTAACTGTTCCAGTAGTACCAGTAGAAGCGTTAATTGTTACAGTACCAGTGCCTCCAGTTGGAGATATAGTTATATTGGTACCAGCAACAATTTTATTGACAACAGTAGTCCAAGTGGGTGTACTTCCTGCATTAGAAGTAAGCACTTGGCCTGTAGTACCTACAGCAGTAAAAGAGTAAGCACCACCATTGCCATAAGCTACAGCACCAGCAGTGGGTACAGCAAAACCATTAGTTCCACCATACGCTATTTTTAAAGGAGAACCTAACTTTAAACTTGTAAAGCTACCTGTTGATGGAGTAGTAGAACCTATAGCCGTATTGTCTATAGTACCACCTGTTATAGTAACTCCATTAGAATTTTGACTGGCTAAAGAACCATATACTTTGTTACTAAGCTTTTGAAACCAATCTCTCCAGGGGTAGTTCTCCCCTATAGGATTCTGTGGAATTGGAATATTTACATTAGTAGCCATAATACTTATTTGTATTTAACGTCTTTACAGTAACCATTCTTTTGAAGTAATGGGAGCATTTCTTCTAGCTTTTCTCCTATATCATCTCTGACCATAGGAGAGTTAATCATACAGACTTTCTTTTTGTAAGTATCATAAGCATCACATTTAGCATCGTGAACAGTTTTACCTACACCAGAAACAGTCATTACATAACTACCAGCCGTAACTATACAAGGCTCTGTGTTTCTACCGTCTTTACCTGGTCCAAAACCCATCTTAACTTCTGATAGATGAATGTTACTAGTAGCATCTTCCATTGTTAAATCAAAGATAGGGTAGCCTGTATTCTCTTTCTTTTTAACGTTGTTGTAAGGGTAGTCAGGTTGAGATACAACAATACCACAAGCTATACCATCTTTAACTTTAAGGGTGTCTTTACCATTTAAAGAGTCAAGCATCCAACCAACAGGACAACCTAAATGTAAAGCTTGTTGGATCTGGAATAGAGGCCATCCAGGACGAGTAGTAAACTCTAGGGGCCAGGGATTACCCTTATCATCAATGATACAGTTAACGTCTATATAACCGCTGTAACCTATACCATGTAAAAAACCTTCTAAAGGTAATAAGACTTTTTCAGCTAACAAACTCTTTTGGGTATACCTCATCACAGTACCTTGCTCACCAGTAGCAGGACCATGATCTCCAGACATTAGCTTTTTAAACTCCCAGTTCTCAAGAATGTGTTTAGAGAATCCACCTAAACCAAACCATCCACCAACAGCCATCTCACAACCCTTATGGAACTCTTGTAGAACAAACTCACCATCATAAGCATTGCTCTTCTTCCATTTGTTAAGCATAAAAACCATATCACGCCAGTCTTTAGAGCAATAACTAAGAGCTTTATCTCCATCACCAACAGGTTTAGATACATAGCGTTTGTTTTTATTAGCAAGTACAAGTGCTATAGCATCATCATACTTCTTAAACTTTTGCATAGGAATAGTAGCAATACCAGCTCTTTCAAATATAGCTGACCCATACTCTCTATCTTGTTCCCATCTAGCACCTTCTACGTTACAGCCATAGATAGGGTATCCTTTACGTCTATAAGGTTCTATACGTTGTATATACCTGCTGTTATCAGTAACAAATATAAGATCAGCCCAGTCCATACTGGGTTCCCAATCAGGTACTTTCTTAAAGCAGTCCATACCATCACCGTTTTCACAGCGAGTACCATCCATATTGTTACGCATATACACACGTACATCGTGTCCGTAAGCAGCAGACTTGATAGCCAAGTCCATAGCAAATCCACAATCAAATTGGTCAATGATTAGAAGTTTCATAATTATTTACTTTGTTCAAGTTTTTCTCTACGTTTATCTAACCGTTCTTTTTCTTTGTCGTGTTTAGGAGTCCACTCCATACGACCAGCTTTAATTTCTTTGTCTCTATAGTTCCAAGCTTGTTCTTTAGTAGCAAGTTCACGTTCAGTACGTTGAGCTTTCTTTTGTTCAGCACTACCACCATACACAGGAAATCCTGCTGTTCCTAGTAACGCACGGCTAAGACCTTCACCTTCAGGAGCACTACTAGCAGCTTGTACTTGAAAAGGAGTCATACCTTTAGCAACAGCACCCAACCTACTCAAAGCACTTCTATCAACAAGTTTAGGAGCATTAGGACTAGCATACTCTAAACCACCTATACCAACAATAGCAGCTTTAGGTAAAAACCCTAGCTTGTTAGAAAGAGTTTTATCTGGATCAGCAAGCCAATGATAAGGTTCCATAGCGTGTTTCATAGCTTGCATAGAAGTACCATCTGGAAATTCTATACGAGTAGGATCTTTGTTCTCCCATATAGGTCTATTAGCTGTCATCATATTAATAGCATTTAACAAAGTAAAGTATGTTAATGCTGTTTTAAACTGATACAACCTAGCATAGTCTCCTTTAGTTGTAGGAACTGCTAAACCTTTAATGCCTTCTACTGGATGCCACGTACTTGGGTTAAGATCTTTGGGTAGAGCAGAACTAAAAGCACGTACAGTAGATATAGTCCAGTCTGGAGCAAACAAAGCTATTTGAAGTGCTCTACGACCTTCAGGGCTATAAGCAGCAAGAGCAACACGTTTACCAAATTCTGTTCTAGAATCTAATGCAGCTTGATACCAATTAAGACCACCACCAGCTTCATTTAAAAACTTAGCTATTTCTTTACGGCTTACTGCTTCATCAAAAGGTTTACCCTCTTTAGAAGCTTGCATACGTGCCCTATCTAAATAAGCTTCAGCAGTTGATAACTTAATGCCTGTGTGTAAATAATCCCAAGTGTATTTATCAAAGTATCCTAAAGTATACTTCTCAACAGTACTAAGAGACTTCTCTAACACCCTAGTCTTAGGTCCAAACTTACCAATTAAAGTATCAGCAAACTTACCTGTAGCAGTAAGTATTCCTTGAG